ATCTTAACTGCAGTTTACCCATCTGTTTTTGATGAGCTTCACTAATCTCTAAAGCTTCAGCGAGTCTGAGTTGAGCTTCTTGTCTAAGTTTATGTTCTTTCTCATACATATCTTTCCAATATTTATGATAATCATATTCATTTTCAATGGGTTCTAACTCTTCTTGTTTCTGTCGAGATTCAGTCAAAGGAACCCGTTTAACTTCTCTATCCTTTTTCATTTTTTCCATAGCGTCCTTATCCCTTTTCATACCTGCTGTTATACAAGCACCGGCTTCTTTAATTGCAGCTGCACTCTCTTCATTACGTAGTTTTATATCCTCTTGAACTTTACAAGCTTCATTATATGTCATATCAGGATTCTTCTTTATGATCTCAAATAGTGTCGGATTGTCTTGTTCTTTCATGATTGACAATATAATCTGCATCTTTTATAAAGTCAATATGGGATTACCTAAGAGACTTACTGATATGCAACGCAAATTTGCACAAATTCTTATCCTTCATGAGGGTAAGAAATTTGGATGGGAATGCGCTAAAGAGGCCGGATACGATGGAGACAGAGCTATGCTACGTAAAAAAGCTAGTGAACTTCAAAGTGCCAAAGTATATCCACTGGTGGTCAAACACATAGGGGAATTACGGGAAGAAGTAGCCCATAAATATCAAATAACAGTAGGTCGTCACCTGAGTGAATTAGCAAAGATAAGAGATGAAGCTATAAAACACAGATCATTCTCAGCTGCTACCAATGCAGAAGTAAATAGAGGAAAAGTCGGTGGATTCTATATAGAACAGAAAGTTATACGTACAGGAAAAATAGAAGACATGTCCGAAGAAGAACTAGATAAAAGACTTGTAGGAATTGTTAATGAAAATGCTCCACTCTTGAAGCATCCCAAAAAAGAGAAACCAGAAGAGTTAGAGCATAAAAAGCCAATACTTCCATTGAAGTAATTATCTTTTCTTCTTGCCTTTTTTCTTATTTTTTTTCTTGCTTTTTTTCTTTTTCTTTACAGCCATTATTTCCTCCTTCCATTGATAAAACTCATCTTCTCTTATTACCACTAATCGTCAGACTCTTCTAATTCGTCAATAGCTTCATCAATCTGAGATAAAATTTCATCTTCTTTTTCTTCTATCTTATCTAATTGATCTTTAAGTTTTCTTAATTTCTTAGCAATCTTATTCATTTATCCTCCTCTCTACTGTAACTTAGTTATTTTCTTTATACAAGCAATAGGAATAATGGTTCTATCCCCAAAAGTAATCTCTTTTGTATCTTCATCTTTATCATAAGAGGCAAAAACTTTAACAGTATTTTTATCTTTTGAATAAACCCATCCTTCATTAATTGGAGACGCTAATTTCATTCTATTAAATTCTTTATCGGTAGCCCATCCTGAATCTGAAACAATATCAATCCATTCAATCCTGCACTTTGAATACGGAATATCGTTTGGCTGTGTCGGGTTTACGATCAGTCTTTTTTTTCGGGGTTTTCTTCTCTTGGGTATACGTGCCATAATAAAAGTCAGGGTTGTGTTTCTTATTAAACTCTTTAATAAAATCTGATGGACCAGTCCAATTTTTTCCTCTCCCTATCATTCTACTAGACCTATAGGAAATTAAATAAGTTTTCAATACCTGGTGAACCTATATATGCGCGCGGCCCCTAGCACAAAGTGAGGTTTTATGCGGCTCATCACCAGATCACGAGATCACGTGTGATTATAGAAATCGATATTCGATTTTTTAACTTTTTTAATTCTCTATAGGGGTAATTATTTATCCTTTTCGTCGCGTATCTCCTGCAAAGTCATAATTTCTGACTGCCTTGTTGCCAGAACCTGGAGCTCTTTGGATATTTGTACGAATAACCCATCTAGCTGCTGGTCGCTTGCTTCTTGTCCCACGTCAGCAGACAAAAGCTCCTTAAGCCTTTTTTCTGCCACAATCATGCCTTTTAGTCGCCACTTTATGTATCTCTCAATTAGATTCATAATATTTACCTACCCTTTCTAAAAACTTATGCTGATATTTTATAAATTCCCTCCCCTTGACTATAAATTTCTGGAAGAAACAATCAGGTGTGCACATAAGAATAACACCCTGAGTTATCTGGGTCCGATGGACATAGTTATGCGCCATTGCATACGCTCCGATCTGCATAAAATAGTCCTCAACCCATTCCTTTCGCTTGGGCCTATTTGATTGTTTAAAGTCAATGATACTGTCTTCATAATCATAGACTCCCACCACATCAGTTACTCCGGCATACAGGCCGGGATAATACAACGTGATTTCAGTTCCCCATATTTCAGACAGCTTGCCGTTTAGTCCTTCTTTGATAACTGTCTCGGCCATAGGTTTCGCCACCCGACCTGTATCCGTTAAGTCCAAATGTCCTGAATTTCCTACATATTTCTCTAAATAGGTATGCATTGCTGTCCCTCTTTCAGCTGCTTGATTCTTGATCCTAGTCGCCTCAGTCTTGCCTTTTATCAACATCCATTGGCTGAGCTTCTTCTTGCTTTCCTCATTCTTCGTCGCATCCAGGATCGTGGTTACACTTGGTAATCTCTCTTCACCTATCTCGTAAGTCCTGATTCCATCCGTTGTACTCCTGGTACACGGAGGATATTTATATAGCTTGTTCCATTTCATATTTTGACCACCTCTCCAGTGTACTGTCCATTTGCACCTCGAGCAATTTTAAATTCTTTATGCCATTCTCCAAGTCCTTTTCCATAGGCCTCTTCAATGTTACCATCATCATCAACATAAACAATTTCAATGTTGAGTTTATTTTTAAGAGGATGAGTTACAACCCTGCTAATTTTTTTACCCGTTGTTTTAGTATGTTTTCGCTCACACTTAGCTTTAGGATCGATGAAACGAACTTCACCTGTTGTTTCATTAATTATAACTATATCGATAGGACCGCTCATTTTAGGATAGACCCACCATCCTAATTTGCGGTAATGAGCCTGAGCCATCAACTCGCACCAATCTCCTTTCTGCTTGGTTACTTTTCCATTGGCACTTTGCTGTTTTTTACTTAATCCGTTATTCATTCTCCCATTTCATATTATTTAATGGGCCCCGAAGGGCCCATCCTTTAGAATCCGTCCTTTTTAATGGAGATTCTTTTTTGCTTCTTGCGTAAATTATAGTTATACGCTCTTACCATGGCTTCATCCCAGTCTTCTTGATTCAAACATCGATCGAATTTTCTAATATTTTTTTCGATTTGTTCATAACAAGTGTTGAGAGAAAAGCTATCTAGTTTTTGTACTTTTCTAAAACCGATACAAAATTTAAGTATCCTTACAAGGTGAGGGGCGAACGCCTTGATCTTTATGAGTTGTCCGGCCCATCGTTGTGCTTGTTCAAGATTTTTAATCTTAAATGTACCTGCTTTAAAAGCATTCCCACCCCAACTATCCCTACCGCCTTTGCCGTAGGATCCAGCTGCTAATAGGTCGAGTGCAATACCAAAAATTAAACCATGCTCTTCTATAAAGACTTTAATCTTTGTATATTCTTCATACTCGGGATGGCTCTTGTGACTAAAGGTTTTCAAATAATCTAGATTTCTCCAAGATCTTTGAGTATTGTTTATTAAAACAACATCCTTTATTGTAGCCTTATTGCTTATTATATAAGACACAGGAACGCTTAGAATCTCACAAGCTTTTAATCGGTGTTGACCATCTATTACTTGATAGAGGTCATTTACAATTAAAGGTTGTAGCTGACCTTTTTTCTTAATTGAAACAACTAGATCATTGACAGCTCGGTCGTCAATGGTTCTATTTTGTTCAAGAAGAGTAAATTTAGAATAATCAGTTTCATACAGTACTGTGGATACAGTTCCTGCTGGTTTCAAACCATTCAATTTAAGTTTGTTTCCAAGTATAGAAACGTGTGATCCTCTAAATTTAGGTGTACTATTACTTTTTGCTTTTTCCATATTCCTCCTTTCTCATGGCTTTTGAGCACGTAGCCATGTCAAACGTGATCCTTGGTTTTGCCAAAAATTTCATTAAAACACGTCCTTTAGTTTAAATTGTTTCATGTATTCTTTTTTATCCCATTTAGCGTCGCTGCGGCGTGATTGGACATCAGGGGCTTGGAAACCACCGCAGCAACAGGAATTTCTCCCTTAACAACAAACGTTTCTGCCCCAACTTGTAATTTCTTTTGGCAATATTTTTCCTTTATCTGTATTTTATTTCTTTGATAGTATTCTCTGTGATATT